GAAAATAAAGGCTGGATTACAGAAGATACGGACAAAATGTTCTACAAAATAGAAGACAAATAGTGTAAAATACTTGGCTATGAATATAGAGGTAGCCAGGATGAATTATTATTTTACAGGAATTTTAATTATTCTTTTAACATTACTAGCGTTTTGTGGAGGACCAAGTGCCTACTAACAAACCATTAAGAATCTCGGAAGAGGCCGCCGTGCAGATGCCGATGAAGACGGTTGCTAGTTTGATCATTATGGTCGCGGTCGGAACCTGGGCTTATTTCGGTATTATTGAAAAACAAAACAAGATGGCTACACAATTAGAACTAATGTCTAAAGATGTAGAAAACAATTCAGAGTTTAGAATTAAATGGCCAAGAGGACAGATGGGTACATTGCCCGCAGATTCCGAGCAGTACATGATGATCGAGGATTTGTACAAAACCACCGATCGTTTAAATGAACACATAGAGTCAATGGCTTTAAATAAAGTAAATATTGAGTTTTTAACAAAGCAAATGGAAAAGGTTTTGATTGATATAGAAAAATTAAAAGATCAAAACAGAGATTTTAAATACAACGGNAATGGAGGTACACATTGATTACAGAAGTTGTAGTGGCCCTTTTGATGTTTGTAAACGGAGAGATTAAGGAGCACTTGGTGCAAAAAAATATGGCCCATTGCCTTCGAGGCAAGCGCCACGCGGAAAGACAGTTTAGTGAATCAGTAACCTACAAATGTTACAAGGGTAAGGCAAAAATAGAATTGTACCAAGGAAGAAAATATATTAAAGCTTTAATATTAGAATAATGGTAAAAAAAAATTTAAGATTTCAAGCAGAAGTCGTTAATGGTAAGTGTCCAACGTGTGATCAATTCACTATGTTAGTTGGTATTGACCGAGATTTTTTTAGGTGTATGAATTGTGGAGCAGATTTAGAACAACATGTAAATGGTAAGATAACTTATCTACCGGTTATAACAGCACCTAAAGGAGCAAAACCATTTGTTAAAGAATGGTTAGACGAAGATGGCGAAAAAATTTAAAGATCACGTATCACACGAACCTATCTTTCATAAAACATCAATTGGACGCACTCCAAGTAAATGTAAAATGAACAAATCAAAACGTCGTTCGTGGAAGAAGTATCGCGGCCAGGGAAAATAATATGAAATGGATGTTAGTAGTTTATATCTGCTCTGCAATAGAGGGCGAATGCAGGACTCCGCCGGAGTATCCATCTATCAAAAACACATACTATGAATGTGTCCAAGATGGGTTAGGTGATGCATATGAAATATTATTTGGATCTGATAGTATATTTACTGCAGAAATGATACATAACTCACAATTATACCCACAATACAAATGCACTCCAGTAAAAGATAAGGGTAAAATAGAAGCTTAACTGTCTGTCCGTCCCAAGAAAGGGACGAACAAACAAAAGGTGTGAGAAGAGATGACAATTTTACATTAAAAAAATAATACTTGCAAGACTTGTTTTATTATTGTAAATTCCCATATATGAGAAGAACAAATCAAAGAAAGGAATACAATGGCAGATCCAAATAAATATAAATCTCTATCAGTTAACAAAGCTGATTGGGAACAATTGGGTGTACTTGCAACAAAAACTAATAGGACCAGGTCAAAGATGATCGGAAGACTTATTAGATTTTTTTTAGATAATAAAGGTGGTAAAGCAAATGGCAAAAGTAAAAGTAGCTAATCATAAATACATTTGTCCAGAGTGCAAGGGAAATGGTTATAACAAAGTTTATGATATGATTGTACAATGTGATAAATGTAAATCAGAAGGTGAACTTCGATTAGAAGAACCAACACTTGAAGAGCTTAACTCGATGGCAGCATCGGCGAGGCTACAGTGAAGAAGAATCCTGTAGCCAAAGACCTTCGAACACCAAAGTACAAACAAAGAAAAGTAGAAAGTAAAAAAAAATATAATCGTAAAAAAGAAGTTGTTGGTTATTATTATGATGGCTACAATGATAAGACAGAAGTTTTATATAAGGAGAAGAAATGACAGAGGCCGAAGCTGCGTACATTGCAGGATTATTTGATGGCGAAGGAACTATCACTTATAAAAAATACAAAGAGAAGAAAGCTAAAGGAACCTATGATTGTTGGAGAATTTCGATGGAGATTGCAATGACCGATAGATCTGTTTTAGTTTGGGTTAACGAAGTTTTAGGTTGTGGTACATTAAATAAAAAACCTAGAAAGAATGGACATAAAATGCAGTATAGATGGCGATGTGTATTTAGAGATGCATTTCACGTGTGTTGTATATTATTTCCATTTGCTCACGTAAAGTTAGGTAAGATTCAACAAGTCATAGAGCATTATTCAACCATACAAAAGAAAGATAATGTAGTAGATCTTAATCATTACAGGATGTGGATCTCGGACAGGCAACAATGATTAATGTAGAAATACATGATGATGACCGACAAAAAGCAGTTGAAGTTTTAAAATATAAAAACTTTGGTAATCGTAGTTCTGGATTTAATGGTAACTATGAAAAACAATACACAGGTTTGATTGGAGATTTAACTGTACATCGATTGTTAGAAATGGATCCTCCTAATTATAATGAAGGAAGATTCGATACAGATATTTTAGTAAATGATAAAAAGATAGATGTAAAATCTATGCTTCGTAAACATGATATGAGAGATGATTGGGTACATAACTTTGTTGGTTATCAAAAAGAAATGACAAGTGATGTTTTGTTGTTTGTAAATATAAATCGTAACACAAAAACCGTACAACTTTGTGGTTGGTTAGATAAGAAAAAATTTTTAGAGACTGCTGATTTTTATAATAAGGGAGATCTTCGAACAAGAGATGATGGAACTTCTTTTAAAACTTACGCACCGCTCTATGAAATAAAACAAGAGAAATTAAATAAATTAAATGATATCAAGGATTTAAAAAATATATGAAAAGAAATAATAGTTATAGATACCCAAAGACTCAACGTGAGAAGATAGAAGGTAAACGACACTATGTGTTTGATAAGGAGAAGTTACCATCGGTGACTACAATACTATCCGCAACAGAGTCGGACGAGAAGCGCGAATCGTTGGCGGCGTGGAGAGAAAAGGTAGGTGAGGATAACGCGACGCGGATCGTGGATGAATCAGCTGCACGGGGGACCGCGATGCACAAGATTCTTGAAAAGTATTTATTGGGTGAAGGTTACCTGGATGAAACAACAGTTGGTAAACAAGCACACAATATGGCAACACAAGTTATACAAAGTGGACTATCTAATGTTACAGAATTTTATGGTACAGAGTGCACCTTATATTATCCTGGACTATACGCAGGCCAAACTGATTTAGTTGGAATACACAAAGGACAGGATGCAATTATAGACTTCAAACAAACCAATAAACCAAAACGTAGAGAATGGATTGATGACTACTTTATGCAGTTATCAGCATATGCTATGGCACATAATATTTTATTTAATACACAGATTACAAAAGGTGTTGTGATGATGTGCAGTAAAGATAATTATTATCAAGAGTTTATTGTTGAGGGTGAAGAATTTAAAAAATATGCACATAACTTTTTAAGGAGGGTGGATGAGTATTATAGCTCAAGAGCAAAGACGTCTGGATAATATATATACCATGTATAGAAAAACGGACGGAGAGATGAAAAAAATGTGGGAAAAAAAATGGTATGAATTAGTTAAAAAAATAGGAAGGAAACTAGATGAGAGTAAGAGACTTACAACAGATTTTGGGAAAATTCACTGATGGTGAAAAAGGTACTAACATATCTGATTGTCCAATTTATATTGAAACTAAAGATGGTTACATGGAAGAAGTTAGATTTATAGCATTAGAAAAAAATAAATTAATTGGTTCTCCAGAACCAGCGAGAATAGTTTTAAAACATGAGAATCTACAAAGGTTTAGGTCACATACATATTCAGGACCTAAAAAGAATCATGGTATTTAAAGAATCCCTAGGGAACGGGGCTGAAGCTAGCGTGGAGGTCCCGTGTATATAGAATTGGTCAAATATCCTGACGTATTTTTACGAACTAAATCTAATCCTGTAGAATTTCCATTAGATGAGAAGACTCAAAGACTTATTAAATGGATGTATAAAGCTATGTATCAGCATCATGGTATAGGTTTAGCTGCAATACAAGTAGGATACCAGAAAAGAATGTTTGTAATGGACTGTACACGCAGTCAGACTAACGAAAAGGTATTTATTAACCCAGAGATCGTAGAGAAATCTGATGAAACATTACGTGATAATGAAGGGTGTTTATCATCACCAGGGAAAACAGGAGATGTAAGTAGACACATTAGAATAATTCTAAAGTATCAAGATGAGAATGGAAAGGAGGAGAGAAAAACATTTTACAATTTAGAGGCCAGGTGCATACAACATGAAATGGACCATCTAGAAGGTAGATTGTGTATTGATTATGAAAAAGGTAACTATAGTCGGGAAAAACATAAGTCCCAAACAATGGTCGAATCTGATTTTAGAACTAAATCTGATACGTAAGCAATGGAAACCGTACGCGGATCTTGAATTACAGGGGCCGGGAGTGAAAAAAATTATCAATTATGGCACAAATGCGTCAAGTATTGCATTTGTGACGAAAATGGGGCTGAAGGATAGGTAGTTGTGCCAATGTATAGTGGAATCCTGGAGCAAATTTATTTTTTTAAAAGTAAAAAAAACCTCTGGCACAGTTGGCACACCCTGTTTTTGGCTTATAAGTGTTGGTATAAGCGAATAATAGTGTGCCACGGGTGTTGG